TGGGACGGTTGGAAAGCTCTTACTGAACGTCTTGGTGGTAAAGTTCAATTGGTTGGTGACGACTTCTTCGTAACTAACACAGCTTACCTTGAAAAAGGTATTGCAGAACACGCTGCTAACTCAATCCTTATCAAAGTTAACCAAATCGGTACTTTGACTGAAACTTTCGACGCTATCGAAATGGCGAAAGAAGCTGGATACACAGCAGTAGTATCACACCGTTCAGGTGAAACTGAAGATTCAACAATCGCTGATATCGCAGTTGCAACTAACGCTGGTCAAATCAAGACAGGTTCATTGTCACGTACTGACCGTATCGCTAAATACAACCAATTGCTTCGTATCGAAGACCAACTTGGTGAAGTTGCAGAATACCGTGGTTTGAAATCATTCTACAACTTGAAAAAATAAAACGTTGATTTAACAACGTTTCTAAGGACTCTAGGTTACTCCTAGGGTTCTTTTTTTCTATCCGAGGGGCAAAGAGGGGGCAAGATTATTCGTAATGATATTATCTAAAACATTGACTGCCTGGTCTTTCATATTTCTTGTGACATGGGTATAGATACTAGTAGTTACTTCCGAATCGGCATGACCCACCCTGTCCATGATGGTTTTTAGTGGCACATTGTTTTCAGCTAGTATGCTTATTGTGGTGTGTCTGAAAATGTGAGGGGATAGGTGCTTGTTGATAGGTGTTTCCAATCTTGTGTTAGCTCGTTGGAGTGATGCACTTAAAATTGTGCTATGGATAGGCTTGCCAGTGTTTGTAGTGAAGATTTTATCGCTACGATACCACTCTGGATTGGTCGATTCGCTTAACCCTTTCAATTCTAGTATCTGATCAATGATTTCCATTTCTCGATTAGTGAGGTAGGTAGTTCGATAACTAGCAATGGTTTTCGTCCCTTCGTTTTCTGGAATATATCTGTTGAAGGATGTGTGGATATCCAAAGAACGTGCCTCTTTGTGGTAGTCTGAAACAGTTAGACCAGCCAGCTCACCAATACGACAACCATTTAGGAGCATAAACTCACACGCTAGAGCATATCTCAGTGTTATGTCCTTTCGGTAGAGTTCTTTCAACAATCGACTGTATTCGTCCGGTTCTAAGTATTTATTCTTGGCAGCTTGCTGTTTCTCAAGTTTATTGGTCTTCTTTGGTAATCGTGCCTTCCTCGATGGGTTATCGCTAATAAGTTGTTGATCCATAGCATAATCGAAGAATGTATTTAACACGGTCTTAGCACGATATTTCTGTGAATCTGTCCAGTCTTCAGTGTCTAGCAAGGATTGGATAAGTCGGACATTGATATTTGATAGGATAGTTCCTTGTTCGATAGTGTCAGATATTCGCTTAACGGATGCTGAAAGGCTCTTGATTGAGCTTAACTTAATCTGCTTTTGATGAAATTCCCACCACTCATTGAAAACACTATGGAATGATACATTAGTAGTACTGGATGACTCTATCTTCTGGGCTATCTTATCATCCAGCAAGCGTTGAGCTTCTTTCTTTGCTCGATTCGAACCACTAGATAGAGTAACTGATACCCGTTTCCACTTCTCAGTGTAAGTGTCCTTGTATCTTTCGAAATATTTATATTTTCCGTTTGGCAATTCTTCTACCCACATTGTCATAGCTCCTATTATTTGGTAAAATGGGTACAGAAAAGGACATGTAAGGCTGTTTTCCAGTTTACACGTTTTTTCTGTGATGCATAAGCTCTACACTCTAAGTTTGGCGACGGTGAGTGTAGGGCTTTTTTATTTAACGTAAAAGTCGTTGTTTTTGGATCGCGAATTCTTCTTCTGTAAGGACACCAGCATCTAGCAGTTCCTTTAGTTTCATCAGTTCATCGGCAACAGATATGTTTGAGGCAATCTGTTCGACTTGCGGAGTTTGTTCGACCGTCTGAGGTTGTTCAATGGGAGAAGTCTCTGTAATCTGTTCGGCTGCTGCCGTTTGAGCGAGATTTTCGGCCAATATGCTACGTAATTTAGCCTCTAATTCGGGGTGATAAGGAATGGTTAAAACTGTTTTGAAAGGGTCATCTCTAGTCAAAACGATGGTTCTAGTCACTTCTTGGCTAGTCACAGACTGGCTCTCTCCTGTCGAGTGTTTCTTAGCCGTCAACGCACCCGCAAGAGTTCCAACTCCTGGTGCAAGGATAGTGCCTACAGCTGCTCTAGTCATTACGCCCTTCCGCTTCTCTCTCCCGCTTGATTTTGTAGAAGTAACTTCCTGCACAGACTCATGAATCTGTATGTCTTTGATAGTGTCGTATTTAACGATCGTACTCATTCCCATCGAGCCAATGGAAATGAGTCTCAAGTTATCATCCCATTTAGCGCACATAAATATTTTACCTGTCGGCTTCATAATATTAGCTAATAGTTTCATCTCTTCCTTGTATCGACGTTTAGCTGCTTTCATTTCTGCATTATCAAAAATTCCCATAATAATTCCTCTTTTAATTAATTAAAGATTTATATTCATCTATCACCATCGTTTCGTTAGCGATGGTTTTTAAATTATACCGTTCCATAAAACGGACGTAATTAAAATCATCAAGATTTTCATTTTTTAGCAATCCACGAATCATATTCCTATTCGCTTGAGCCTCATTTTTCTCTCGCAGACGCTCATAGTGTTTAGGGTCGTGCTCTAAGTGGCCCAGTTCATGTAAAAGGACCTTTAAACGTATTTCGGTGGGTAAATCCCTATTGATGTAGATAACACGGTTAACAGGGTCTAGGAACCCATCTCGTGGCCACTGGCTAGAGTCGAACTCACAGATAGAGACGTTGAACTGCTCAAGTAATTCTTTTTCAGGCATAGAGCCTCCATTAGTTTATTTACTAGCAAGTATCTTTTTGCTAAAATTTATATAGAGAGGGGTGATTTAGTTGTCATTTTTCAAACAAATAAAACGCAACAAGCAATCTATCGAAGACCAACACTTAAAAATTGCAGAACGTAATTTAAAGAATATGGCAGATAACCATGCCTTAATCAAGTACGGTCAGGCGAGACTAGAATCTAAGCAAAGGTCTTTTGAAAGCAGATATAGTCACCTTTTTAATCCTCGTAATAAATAGCGATAGGACGAATTAAATAATCGCCACTTGATACCAAATCGAATGAGTCAAGCATTATAGCAATGATTGTTGTAGGTGCTTTTTTCAAAACTTCCATACTGTTAGCCATCGTAGACAAGTCACTAGGCGTCTGTTCATCAAATGTAGATGAGCAGATACCTAGTATTTTTATTTGTCTTCCGCTGAGCTGCATAAGACCAAGTTGGGCAGTTGGGACCTTCATGTATTCCTTAGGCAAAACACTAATAGTATTTGATATTTTGGCCAAGTTAGAGGATGGAAATAACCTTTCGAAATAGGCTGACATTGACCTAATGAACTCTAAGTTATTCCAGCCGTTATGCGAAATCTCGTCTTTTAATTGCTCTTTTCTAGTGTTATTTTTTACTCTTTTGTATTCGGACTGAAGTTTTTTAAACTCGTCATATTCGGGAAGAATATCTTCAATTTCATCAAAAGTGGAGACATTTTTTAATTGTTCAAAGTCAAAGAAATCAAGCTTCCCTACAACAAAGACAAAGTCGCCGTCTCGAAAGTCGGAGGATTTTAAAAGTTTGTCATTTTCCAATTCTTGAAGTAGCAAATCAAGAGAGTAATCATCTAATGCTGTCTCGATTAGATTTCTGTTTGATCGCGAGAAGACAATATTGTAATTTTCGTTCTCGATAGCTGAGTGATTAACGCCTGCCTTGATTAAAGTAGAAACCCCACCAGAAACAGAAGTTGCAGTTTGATCAAAACCGCCTTCTGCATTAGAGTCTGATTCACTGTTTTCATTAACCAATTTTGTGACCAACCCAGCGTTTTGCTGAGCGAGCAGAGAGTTAACTAAATTTGTGTCCAGATAGATTATCTCTTTCATCCTCAATCCCCTTTACTGCTCATATATCCGGCAATAATGCCACGGATAGCCCGCTTGTCGTCCTCGGTCAGCGGTTTGCCGTCAAACATCATGGCATTGGCTATGATTTCATCGATGTCGTGGGAGCTTGGTTGTTGTGGTTCGTCCGTAACACCCCATTCAGCGAGCGTGTCCGGTGAAATTCCCAACAAATGACAGATTTTAAAGACGTTTTCAGCTTTTGCGTTCATGATACCACGTTCTAAAATAGAGCGAACAGTAGTATAAGAGATGCCGCTTTCTGTTGCAAAAGCTCTTACATTCCCGTATTTAGCTATAATCAGTTCCTTAATTCTTTCCTCAGCCTGCATTTTTTGTAACCCTCATTTCTTTTTCTTTCTATATATTAACACAGAAAATCGTATAGGTAAATAAAAAAAGTAAAAAAAACCGTACTTTCTTGTTGACAGTGTACGGAAATTAGTATATACTTAAATCAAGCTTAAGGAAGGAGGAAATAAATGAAAAACATCGAAGAAGTTCGTAAGAACAAAGGCGTTACATTAGTGGATATCGCAGATTTGCTCGGAGTAGGCTATCGCACAGTCCGTGACAAAATCGATGGTGTTTCAGATTTCAAATTTGGCGAAACAGTGGCTATCAAAAAGGCGTTCTTCCCAGAATATGAATTAGAATACCTATTTAGCGAACGTGTCGAAGACTAAATTTTTTAACCTAAATATACGAAAATTCGTATAGATTAGAAAGGAGCAAACAATGAATGAACTAGAAAGAACAGCCCTCAATGAGATACTGAGGACTGTAACATATATTGCTGAAAAAGTGGATGAAATTGAAAAAATTTTAGAACCACAAGCTGAGATTAAAGACGAGATCATTGGAGCTTTATCTGCTGGCAAAGGAATCGTTGATTATGGTATAGGCTCTGCAAAAGGTGCTGTTGGCCCAAGGGCGCTCAACAACGACGAACGTCTTGCTGTGGGTTTGCCAGCGAATGAGCTTATGACCGGGGATTTAGGTGTTTAACAAAAAATTTCAATTATCTTTTGAACGGCTGGTTTATTTTCACGCTCAACAGCATCATGCCATGCGTTTAAAAATAGTTCAAAATCGGGTATTCCATACAGATTTGCTAATTTAGGTAATTCTGTAAAGAGTGCCGGAAACTCTCTAAAAATAGGGAGTAGCAGTGTTGCTAAGTATCTATTTTTAGGGCGGTCTGTAGAATTTCGGATAAGATGAATGATTTCGTCGGATTGATATTTTACTAATCTTTTGTGATTGAAGACTTCAATATCAAGTAGGCTTTCTTGGCTGTATTGCAAATATGGCATACTCCTTGAATGTTTATCCCATATGTTTTGATTTGAATATTCTTCTAAAAAATAATGAGCTGTCATTTCACAAATCACTTCCTCGAACCAAAACATCGTCCGCTGCTTAGAACTGGCATTGATGTAAAAATGGCACAACTCATGAGCTACTTGGTAAACGTTTCTGGCATAGAGGTCTGAACCTTCGGTTGATAAAAAAATGATGTGATTATCTGCAAATGTCATCGGTGCATCGACGATTTCAGCATCAACAATATATAATTTCTTATCAACAATACCAGGGAAAATCTTATTTGCTATATGAGGTAGATTAAGCATTATGAGTGGGTGGACACTCTTAGAGACACCATAGAAATAAAACCAATCTTTAGCATTAGGTAATTGAAACCTAAACATAATTTTTCTCCAATCGTTTTTATTTTACTATACCAAATTTAGAAAGGAAAAGTAAATGCAAGAAATAGCATTATCAAACGTTGAAGATTTTAACTACGACGTAGTCAGTCCAGATTCTTCAAAAGTGCTGAAAGCGTTGAGCGAGCAACTCGATGGCGTGTATAAAAATTATCAAGTTATTGTTGGTGAGATTTTTTACAAAGCACAACAAGAGTTATCGAGTTATGGCGACGGTTTATTCAGCAAATGGGTAGAAAGCCAAGGTTTTTCAAGAACAAACGCATATAACTATATCAACTCATATAAGTTTGTTCAGAATCTGAACAAACCTAAAAAAGAGATATTTGATAGCGTCCCTAAATCGCTGCAATTTGAGATGGCTAAAAATTCAGCGTTAGAAGATGCTAATCAAGCAGTTTTCAATGGTGATGTCACAACTCATAAAGAATATAAAGAGCTTGAGCGTCGTCTCAAACTCAAAGACCAAGCACTTGAAGCGGTTAAAGGCGAGCTTGAACGTGTCAAACAAACCAAGACAACCGAGAAAGTAATCGAGAAGGAAGTTATCCCGCAAGATTACCAAGCCACGCAAGACCTCAACAAGCAACTGCTTGGGAAGAATCAAGACCTATCAGACGAGCTTGATTCAGTTAAAAGAAGTCTAAGACTCAAAACTGCCTCTTATGAAATGCTCGAAAAAGAAACATCCGAGGCAATCGCCTTGAAAGAATCTATCGAACACCTACGAGCTGATAAAGAGAAACTAGAAAACAGTGTTTCTAACATCTTCACACTCAGCAACCTAGTATCAGAGTTCGAAGATTTCTTTGACAGCAAGATGGCACCGCTTAGATTTAAGACCCTTATCCAAGGGATTGGCAAGGATGCCCAGATTGAAAAACTCAGAGACATCTTGACGCTAACTGAAAACTGGTTGGACGAAATGAACAAGATTGTCCCAGAAAACGGAAGAACAATCATAGAAGGAGAAATCATAAATGAATAAGAAGAACAACAAGAAAAAAGCAATCCTACTCGCTGAAACGGTTGAAATGCAGAAAAAGCAAGCTATGAACCTTGTGGCACAAAGCAGTGTTAATCAGCAGCTTTTGGAAGAAGTTATCGGAATCAAGGAAGAAATGGATAAGACTTCTAAAAAGATAAACCACAAATTCAATGATATGGAAAAACTTATCGAAGAAGTCAACAAGAAAGTCCATATCGATGACGGTGAAGCAAGCAAGATTAAAAGCGTGGTCTTTAGTAAAGCTGGTGTTTTCGCAGATATGTACTTCAATGAGCAGAAAACACATCCTAGCGATAATCTGTTCGCTTCGAAGAAAGGTCAGTTTATTCGCTTGATGTACTCGCATTTGAAGAAAGCCTTTAACGTGACTAAATACACTAATATCAAGCATGTCGAAGCTAAGAAAGCAATCCAATTCTTGAGAGATTTGTCTTACGACGATTTCACACCGTTTGAGATTCGTGAAACGCCAAAACAAAAAGAGCTTATCGCTCTTGAGAATGGATTGAAATAAATCGGGTGACGCTTATGGAAATCACTTACAAACCAGTTGGGATCAATGAGACGGCTGAGTGGGGGGACTACGACCACCTCATGCAGCGGTGGGAAGGTCTTGGGAAGTCGATGGCAAAAAACCTCATTCGAGAAATGAGGGACAACAAAGACTTCAAAGAATACGTATTCAACCCAACGCACAAACTGGTTTTCATCAACTATGAAGGTTTCAAATCCTTCATCGAGTGGAAAACCAGGAACAGATTCAAATAAAGTTAACACGTAGTCGTAGCAGCGAGCTAGAAAGGAGCATAACCGAATGAAGTACATCTTTCACTAATACGGAATAAAACTACACGAAAATG